CGCACGAACCTCCTTGAGAAACGCATTCTCTCGCCCGAGCGTCTCGCAAAGTTTTTCAACGATAGTTTGATATGTTCCTCCGTCTACGAGGGTGTCATATAACTCCTCAAGTCCTTCTTCGCCATCATAGAAGTCACGCAAGGCATTATAGAAGTGTATCAATTCTGCGTCAGTCGGGCGAAAATGACACAACTCGTCTTCGCTTATTACATCTCTCGTCGCGTCTTGAACGCGATTGATAATCCTGTTCGTGAGAGACATTTCAACGGTAATAACACGCATCGTGCGTTTAGACATTCGTAGCAGTAGTGCGACTATGATATATATATTCACAGAGATAATTCATTTCAATTTTTTTTTAAAATCAAAAATTAAAATGATAAAATCAAATATAAAAAATCTAAATTGAAAAAAATTGATTTAGATTAATAATACTTAAAGAAGTAGCGACTGTTATAAGTATATAATGCCTGCCTGTAATAATCCTCTGTGTGCGAAGACGAAAGCGTCTCTTGAAGGACAACGCAAGTGTGCGTGGGCGAAGTATTACGCCGAACATACTCGCCGTTGTGAATTAGCACAACGCGTTATGGAGTTGATGAACCTTCGTCAGTATCGCAATCCAGTAGGTGTGCTTGAACGCCCTGCGATTCTGCCTCAACATATCACAAATGAATTGTGGGATATGGCGAGTGAATTGAATCGTGAGTTTACTTGTCCTGTGTGCTTTGAGTTGCTTGAAAAGGATACGATACATATTGCGTGGTGTGGACATCTACTATGTAAGGGGTGTTATGCGAACTTGCCCCTGAATGTCGCAAGTGATTCAAGGAGTTTAAAGAAAAAATGTCCGAGTTGTAGGGCAGAGATATAAAAGTTAGTGAGGGAGAAAGGTTTTAGTGGGGCAAAAAACCTGATTTTTTTCATATATAGCGATTTCTATAGTTATGCGAAAAGTTTGACTTTTTGCCTCACTAAAAAAATCTGCCTCACTAAAAACGCGAAGTCCACGCAAAAATAAAATATTTAGATACTTTAGAAAGAATGCCTCGTCCTCTTCCGCGTCCGCCAATCAAACCAGTCGTAGATTTTGTAAAGACGGTTCTACCTGCGTTGTGTCCGAACCCAAGAGTATCTGTTTCTCTACCACCAAAAATTGATTTTACCTGTCGTTGATTAGGACAGCGTTTTTTCTCCACCTTGTTTATAAGGTAAACAACGTGAAGTATGGAGACACTATTAAGCAGTATTGAAAAGATTGAGAAAGAACTCCAACGATTGAAAGAAAAAGTGTTAGAACAAATGAACTCACAATCCGTACATACCTTCGGTTCGCCGTTTATGTCCGACCCCTATATCTTACCTGAACCTGAACCTGAATGCGTGATGCGTCGTGAGTATTGTGATTATTAGCACGACACAAGACCCCTGAAGAGTGTCTTGACCAACGCCAACTCCTCGCACTCCTTTTGTTGCTTCTGAATCGTCTGAAAGAACCTCTCATTTTGCTCCTTCAACCTCTCAAACTCGTTGTTGAGTGCGGTGAGTTGTGCCTCTGCGTCGGCGAGTTTCGTTTCGGTTTCTTTGAGTGCCTGTGCGGTGAGGCAACAAGGGGGGTCTTCAAGAGGTTCGCCGTCTCCTTCGTAGATATTGTAGCGTCCTGTGTCGCGAAGATACTTCACAGCATCAAACTCGCTTTCAAACAGAAGGCGGTCTCCTTTGTATTTCTGAAACCAACCCTCAAACACCTCTTCAGTCATAGACGCGTCGTTCAGAACATACGCGGTGACCTCTTCGTCGTCCTCAAAGCAAATGTGGTTGTCGGTGAACTCCTCAATCACCTCGTCACGCCACTCGTTCAGCAACTCCTCCTTGATGTCGTCTTCTTCAAGCACATACTCGGTTACATCTTCGTCGTTCTCAAATACGCGGTGATTGAGAGTGTGCTTGACATAGTCGCATACCTCGTCGTCGTTGCTGAATACCTGATATTCAAGCGAGGTGAGTATCTCGCGAAACATCTCTGCCTGTTGTTTGTTGATGTGAACGTTGCTCTGTTGTCCTGCCATTATCGTTTGTGTGTTGCGTATCGTAATTGATTGCCTGTCATCTGTCAGGTAATCAGAAAAACGAATCAATTTTTTTTCATTTTCACTATAAATCACATTATCATACTTTTTTTTGAAAATTTATTATTTTCAAAAAAATTAATCACAATCAGGTAAATCCCCGCATATTTTCCTATGCTTTTTGCTTGCGAAGTGTGGACGAAAGGAGCAGAACCGCACAGTTTCTCCACAGTCGCAAACGAAGTATGCCTTCTGTAATGCTACACCTCCAATCTTCTTTTTTACTTCATCACGCTTCTCTTCAATCTGTCGGTGATGTTTTACTAAATAAGGTTGTAAGTGTTTAAAGTAGTGTAAGTTTTCGTGGTAAGTCATTTATATATTACATACCTAAATGTTTCGCCATACGTCCGCCCGACTGTCCACCGCCTGAAGCACCACCACCACTCAAACCACCGCCTGACTGACCGCCACCACTCAAACCACCGCCTGAAGTTCCCATACCCACAGCATCCATCAAAGGACGAGCAAGCATCTTAACCTTGTCTTCAACAGCACCTCCAACAAGGCGAGCAAGACCCGATTTAGAATATTGAGGACGAGAAGAGACGGCAAGCACATCAGCACGAGACAGAATAGCGGTATACGTCTGTGAAGTACCACGTTCAATCGCGAACACACCCGAGTTCATAGTAATCAAAACCAACTCATACTGATTCGCATTAATCGCTAAACCAGTATTGTTTTCAACACGGACTTTAAACAACAATTGAAATGCTCCGATGGACCCCGGTGCGTACACGTCATCCAGTTCAATATGACGTCCGAACTCAAGAGCAAGAACAGAACCGCAAGTAGCAATCTCTTCGGGCAGGGCAGTATCTCCAGCAGGGGCGACATTCTGTCCCTTGTAGGTCTTACCGCTAAACTCCGCCCACGTCTGATTAGAACCACTTTCAACAGACATACGCCAAAGGTCCCACTGGGTCGCACCTGAAAGAAGACCCGCCTTATTGTTGAACGAGATGTTGATGTTAGAAATAGGCAAGAAACTATCGGCATCTGCTCCGTTCTGATTCCCCATAATCTTACGAGCAACAATAATGAGTTTATCGGGGACAGAGTTCAACTGAATACTCTGAAATGTCTGTTCTACAGAAGAACCACCTCCGGCAGCGGTTAGGGGTGAGGCGATATTCGTCAAATAACGAGGATATTCGGCAAAGGGCAGAACGTTTCTCGCACTAACGAGGTTAGAAGGTTGACGAGTAAGAAACAACATCAAAAGACGAGAACTCTCAACATTCGTAATCGTAGCATCACTAACACTAAACCAAGTATTATTATCGGCAGGAGCAAGATTGCCAGCAGTACCATACTGACCGTGAGCAAGACGAAATGCCTTGTTTGCGTTGCCGAGATTGAACGTGAAATTCAAGGTCTGGACTCCATACATACCCTGATTATTGCTTTCAGGGTCGCACCAAATAAACGGACTCATCATCAGAGGTTCACGAGTCAGAAAAGTAATGGTGATGACTTTAGGGTCGTTGTTGCCAGCGACTTTTACACTATTACCAGTAATACTTTCAAGAATAAACTGTCCTCTGCTCTGAAAATCTTGGTCTAAAGCGTTGTCATTCCAAGCACCAAGAGGATTGTTGTTCGCACCGAGTGCCTGATAATACCTCGCATAACTATCATACTGGGTAGGAGTAGCGTTGTTGTAGCGAGCAACTTCACGACGGTCACCGAAGCGAAGCAACTGAAACATAATGTCCTTCTGATTCTGTGAGACAGTATTGTTGTTGATGGTTGCCTGTATCGTATTACAGCAAGAATGAAAGGGGAATGGACCTAAAGCGGACGAATAACCCGGATTGACGAATCTTTGTCCGTCACCACCATTACCAGTAGGAGTCAAGGTGAACTGAACGGTCATACGTGTCTCCACCATAATACGTCTGCTAAAAACCGTGGACTCACTCGGCAATTGAACGTTGAAGGTGATAGAAGAGGGTGACTTTGAAATTGCCTCATACTGCGAAGGAGTGATATTCTGTGCTCCCTTAAAGACCGCATAGCGAACCTTGTCAGTAGTCAAGAGCAAATCGTCCTGAACGCAAATCTTCTCAAAATCAGCAGATGCCATAATTTAACTTTGTTTGTTATAATACATACAAAGATAAAAAAATGATGATATTCTCCTAAAATTGTCTAAAAGTATCCTTGGTCTTTTCTACGAAATAATATCTTCAGAGAACAAGAACAACCATTCTGTAGAAAAAAATCGTGGTAAATGCCGTAAATGTCTTTCCACTGGACGCTTATCTGAATACCATATAGTGGACTATTGCCTTGTAAATCAATCAATCGGTATTCGGCGGTAGGTAAATAGAGAACATTCGGAAAATACTCGGTTCCGGTATTTAAATTAACGACTAAATCTGTAATCTCGTTGCTTAAATTGTCGTTTGCTCCTGAAGAAGAATTGTTGTTCGTCAAAATGCGAGGTATACCTATCAGTTGAGGCAAAACAGGCACAAGCGTAGTCGTAAATACGAGAGATTGAATGGGACACATCGTAGAACCTGTGCTATAAGGTTGCTCCATATAAATTGCGTTATATGGTGGTCCATTATTCGCGTTTGATGCGACATAGTTGCCTAATACCGCCCCTCCTTTTTTGTTAAATATCTTCAATAAATAGTTTGCCTCTGTATCATTAATATTCGCAGGATTAGGATTGAATGTATAATTGTGTACCGACTGAAAAGATGAAAACAGAATGAAGAGAGGATTGTTAAAATAAACAAAACCTTCAGCACTCCCTAAAGATAAACAATCCTGCGTAAACAAGTCCTCCTGTGCGACTAAAGTTGCCTTGCCTGTGCTTGCGTCCCAAAGAAGATAAGGTTCATTACCCGCAACCCAAGTCGCAGGTAGGACAATAGGAGGCAAACTTGCCCCCGCCTGTGCGATTACATCAGCATAAGCATCTTTGAGTGCTTCATTAATCATACAGATAAACGCTTGAATGTTGTTTAACCAGTAGTAAGGTGCTGTTGCTTGTTCTAAAGTTGTTGGTGCTTGAGTCGGAGGGGTATACGTATTGTCTTGAGGCACGTAAATAACTCTCTTCTTTGCGATTATTCTGTCAGCAGGAGTAGCAGGAGGGTTATACTCAACTGAAACATAGTATACAGTATTGTTCCACGGAGTCGCCCCTACAGTATTCATTAAATCAATTTGAGGCAGAAAGAGAGGCATACTACCAGCAGTATCTAAACTAAATCGGACAATACTCAAAAAGTAATCGGAGGGATTGTCTAAAATTGGACTGCTTCTTACCTCTGTAAATGTCAAACGATTCGGTTGAGCGGTAGACGATAAAGTAATAGCAGGTTGGGTCGTATTCACGACATCTAAATCGTAATATATCTGACTTGGTTGCGACATTTATGCTATATCTTATAATTATATAAAATATTCTGTCTAAATAATCTTTGTAATAATCCTTTTTCGCGATAAGGGGTGGTAATAATCTAAAGAAATGCGTAATAATCTACTGAATTTAGGTTATTACAGTAAAAATAAATTTATTTTTACTGTAAAAGTGTATTATTCTTATACTATTACAGTAATAATCTTGAGGGGTCGCGTAATAATCTGCGTTTTTAGTGAGGGAGAATGTTTTTAGTGGGGGAGAAAGCAAGATTTTTTCTATAAACAGCGTTTTTATAGAAAAGATGAAAAGTTTGACTTTTTGCCTCACTAAAAATGAGGTGCCTCACTAACTTTTTGCTTAAGGTGCGTTGACAACTCTCGGGCAACTGTGGCGAACGACCATATAGTCAATCGTGCCTGCGAAAGTAGCATCATCTGCCGTATAACCGAAAGATGTAGCAGGGGTAATACTGCTGACGAATCCACCTGTTGAGATGCCGGCACCACCAGCGGTCTTGGTGCGTGTAATACAAACGACTTCATCAGTAGCAAGAATAGACAAACAAGGGACGACGAGTTCTGCTCCGGCCGCCGGTTTTGTAATGGTTCCTACCTGAATGACTGTAGGATAAAAGGCGACAGGTGAAGCATTTGCGAGTGCTGATGCGGACATATTTTGAACTTGTTGTTATAATACATACAAAGATAATAATTTTGCCTTAATTTGTAATAGTTACTCCAGCATTTATTCCGCCGACAAGTATCCAATCTTCTAAATCTCCGCTTGCGACGAATAATTGAGAAGAAAAATTAGCACAAGTTGCGAATGATTTTCCTGCTAAATCGTTGGTCTCTTTGAACTTTGAAGTATTAGGGGTGATTTGAAACTTTACTGGCAAACCACTAAATTCAATACCAGTTATAGTTAAATTACCCGAATAAACACCACCCCCCGTATCAACAGCATCAACAGAACCGGTACTATTATCAACACTAAAATTAAATTGAACGACTTGTCCTGATACTAAAGCAACTGATGCTCCTGTTGCTGTAAAAGGGACATTAGCATTACCGGCATTCAACCAGTTCATTTCATCGCTATTTATTAATACTTGCGTGTAATTTTGATTAAACATTCCCATACCACCTTGATTGGGGTCTTGTGTGGGGAGACCGCCGTTTTGTAAATATATTTGTCCGCTAAATCCTGTTACTGTTAAATCGTTTGGTGCTGTAAATGTAAAAAACGGGATACCCTGTTGTGTGGTCGCATCCACAGGAGTACCCGCTTGTGACGGCGTGTTCTTAACTTGTTGATTGTATGGGTGATATGTTCTATCTGCGACTATGATACACGTATCATTTGCCGTTATTGGTTTTTGTATTTGTGCGATATATCCTGTTGAATTATCTTGACTATCTCTAAATATAGTTGCCGAAGAACCCCCTCCACTCGCTCTCCATTCAAGACCCGACGCTGTTGCTGAATTCGCAGTCAACACATAATCATTTGCTCCTACTGGTAAAATGACTCCAGCGACCGGATTACCTCCTACTTGAACGCCACCGCCTACAACTAAATCTCCCTTTGCCGTAAAATCAATCGCAACCTTACTTGCTGTCCCGTCAGCATATTCAGTAAGCGGTGCGAGTGCCGTAACTGTGCCTGAACCTCCTGCGTTTATCCAAGCAGGGACACCACCAGCAACACCTAATATTTGCCCTGCTTGCGGAGCGTTTGTTAATGCCCCCACTTTTGCCTGACCCGTCCCATAAGGTATTTCACCAACAAGGGCATTTGAAAAATTAATACTGATTTTGCTATTTGGTGCTGGGTCTGCCTCTTCAATCAGGGGTAAGTTTGCCGTTATGAGACCTGAACCGCCCGCATCTTGCCACGTAGGTATACCACCAGCAACACCTAAAATCTGACCTGCGTTGCCTATATTTAATAACTGGTCTGCGTAATCGGGTGCTGGACCACCGTATACCAGTTGCCCTTCTTGTGTAAAGTCCGTGCCTGCCCCTGCGGGTATTAAATTAGCATATATTTTGCCAGTTGCTGAATTAATAATAGAACTGACTGACATTTCTAAATATTCGTAAACTTCTTTCTTTATATGTATCAAGAAAAAAGATTATTACTTATGGCACAAAAGCAACTCCTCCATTCACTCCATTTGTCGCAATCCAATTATTTAAATCTCCGCTTGCGACGAAACTTTGTGAAGAAAAATTTTCACAGGTTGCGGAGGTGTCACCAGTCGGCGATAATGCCCCTGCTACTCTAAACTTCGCAGGAGGCGTGAGCGTAAAGGTTGCTGGTATATTTTGATATTCATTCCCATTCACAGTTATATTTCCAGAAAAATTACCACCACCCGTATCTATTAGTTGAACAGTCGGAGTTATGCCTTGAACGGTTAATAACTGAAAAACAAAGGTATATGTCGTTCCACCGACCACTTGATATGATGCGTTTGCTTGCGAATTGATTGCGAGAAGACCCGTGAAAAATATATTAAATGAAGCGATTTGACCTTGTAGTAAAACCTGCGTTGCCCCTGCGTTACATAAATTACAAGTTGCCGTGTCGTTTAATGCTTGCGGGGTTTGGTCGCTTGCTGATATATAGACATTCGCCGTGAATGAAGTGATAAGAATATCATTAGGAGGGGTCCAAGTGAAAAAAATTTGAGTGGGATTTGTGATTACATCAACAGGAGTACCCGTTGTTGAAGGTTGATTTTTTATCTGTTGACTATATGTGTGATATGTTCTATTTGATATGATGACACACGTATCATTAACGGTCGCTGGTGGTTGAATGGTGAGAGGTGTATTATCAATATCATTTTTATATATAATCGGCGTTGAACCTGAACCTGACGCTTTCCACTCAAGACCCGACGCTGTTGCTGAATTCGCAGTCAATACTGTATCGTTTGCCCCAACTGGTAAAATAAGTCCGGCGACCGGTTCTCCTCCAACTTGAACTCCACCACCAACAACTAAATCGCCCTTTGCTGTAAAATCAATCGCAATATTGCTCGCATTCGCAACTGCGTATTCGGTAAGCGGTGCGAGTGCTGTGATTGTGCCTGAACCTCCTGCGTTTATCCAAGCAGGGACACCGTTGTTGACGCCTAATACCTGCCATGCTTGCGAAGCATTTGTTAATGCCCCCACTTTTGCCACCCCCGTCCCATAAGGTATTTCACCAACATTCGCAGAAAAATTAATACTGATTTTGCTATTTGGTGCTGGGTCTGCCTCTTCAATCAGGGGCAAGTTTACCGATATGAGTCCTGACCCACCCGCATCTTGCCACGTAGGTATACCGCCAGCAACACTTAAAACTTGTCCTGCGTTGCCTATATTTAATTGCTGGTCTGCGTAATCAGGTGCTGGACCTCCATATATCAATTGTCCCTCTCCCGTAAAATTGGTACCTCCACCTGCTGGTATTACATTCGCATATAATTTACCCGTCGCCGAGTTAATAATAGAACTGACAGACATTATCTAAATATTCGTTTGATATATATCAAGAAGATTATTTTTCATATATATCTATTCACCACAGTTTTAATGAGAAGATAAACAGCAATATCAGCAATATTACGCAGAACATAGTATAAAACACCCTTTGCGATTGTCAACAACATTTATATTAGCATTAGAATATTTTTTAGTGAGGCAGGTTGTTTTTAGTGAGGCAAAAAACACGATTTTTCTCATAAACAGCGTTTTCTATAGAAGTTCAAAAAAGTTTGACTTTTTGCCCCACTAAAACTTGTCTCCCTCACTAACTTTTTATGTCCTATACCTCACCATCACTACTCCTGAACCGCCACTCTGTCCCGCACCACCATTTAGATTTTGATTTGCTCCTCCTCCACCGCCACCACCCGTATTCGCAGTTCCAGCAGTCGCAACAGTTGAAGTATTACAACCTGACCCACCACCATAAAGAGAAGTTTGAATTGCTTGAGTTGTAGCGTGTCCTCCGCACCCGCCACCAGCATAACCCACAATCGCACCTGTAAAAGTATCATAAATACCAAGACCACCAGCACCACCTCGCATCGTTTCTTGTCCTCCTGTTTGTGTGTAATCGCCACCTGCTCCACCCACACCAGCACCACCACCCGTCGCAGAATAGTTGCTATTATTATATCCTGTTCCACCAAAAAACCCTCCTGTCGTAAGTGTATTATCACCGAACCCGATTTGGTTTCCACCAAAAACATTTGTCGGTGAAAAAACATTATACTCAACTACTTCGGCAGTATTCGTTTGAGGACTTGCTCCACCACCGCCACAATAACTATCAGAAAAAAGAGTTGTTCTTGCGTAGGAGTTGAGTGCCGCGTTTCCACCACCCGCAGAACTCGCCATACCACCACCCCCACCTACCGCAATTATTTTCGGGTAAGCAGGAGTAGTAGGACAGATTGCCGAATAACCTCCTCTGTTCCCGCTTCGTGTGCCTGTTCCACTACCCGCAGTTCCAGCACCCCCACCTGCTCCAACGATAATTGTGTAAGCACCTACACCTCAATATACACTTTGTT